CTTCAGGAGGTGGAGGCGGTGGTGCTAGTGCTAGTGAGGGAGGAGGAGCTAATGTAGCACAGCAAGTACCTCAAGGTGCTCAGCTTTTTGGCTCAGCTAACACAGGCAATGTGATGAGTGCAGGAGGTGGTACATCTAACAGCTCTATGACCGTCACAGCTGTAGTATCTGAGACACAAATCACCAACGTACAAAATAAGATAACCAAAATAAATAAAAACGCTGAACTCTAATGAACTCACTACAAGCAATCATAGACCACATTGAGCAGTTCTACAATAATCACCTCCAGGTTAAAAAGGTGGGGAGTGATTTCAAAGAACAGCTATTTAACTTCGCTACTCAGGATGAGAAGTATCCTATTGTTTTTATAGTGCCGGTAACTGTTAACCCTGCAGATAACACCTCAGAGTTTAACTTTGACATCTACTGCTTTGACATCATCCAAAAAGATAGGGCTAACATCATCACAATCCTTAGTGATACACAGCAGATATTGAATGACCTGTATGTTTACTTCACCTACAGCAATGACTATAGCTTTGATGTGGTAGGCTTACCTAACTTTCAGGCATTGAACAATGATCTACTTGACTATGCTGCAGGCTATGTCATGAATATAACCTTAACGGTTAATGATTGGACCAACTGTGCAGTACCTTTACAATAAACATTTCGGAGGCTTAAAGTAATATAGGTATGAGTTCATCTAATTGGTGGGGAGATTGGAGGCCTAACCTCACACCTCACACAGGAAATTTACAGCCAACTGACTTGCTAGAATGTACTTCTATTGTGGGTGGCTTGCCTGTCAATACAGCCATTACAGGTGCTCAGATAATTGCAGCAGCATCGGGTGGTAGTGCAACCTGGGGAGGTATCACAGGAACGCTATCTAGTCAAACAGATTTACAGACTGCATTGAATGGTAAGCAAGCTACGCTAGTAAGTGGCACTAACATCAAGACTGTTAATGGCAGCTCATTGGTAGGTAGTGGTAATGTTACTACTAACCCAAGGACTATTCAAAGTGTTAATGGTACCAATGTAAGTGGATTAGTTAACTTACAAAGTGCATCTATTTTTATTCCTGCAGGTACTATATCTACAAATAACACTATATACATTAAAGGCTTTATTGAAAGGACAGTAACAAGTGGTGCTGGTTCTACTGTTTTTAGATTTTATGTAAATACTTCAAACACTATAACGGGTGCAACGTTTCTTGGCTCAGCCGGTTCAATGGCAACAACAGTAAGATTTCAAAGATTTGAACGGAACATATTTTTTGATGGCACAAACTTAAATGTATATAACACTGGAGTATCAGCTGCTAATGATTACACATCATCCGCAATAAGTTTAATAGGGTTTAATCCTGCTGTAGATAATTACTTATTATTTGCTGTGCAGCATTCAACATCTGCAACCGATGTAGCAAATTGGAGAAGAGTAATAACACAAGCATATGATTAATACATTTACATACAACGAAATAGAGTACACAATCATAGGACCTATTGAGGTGATTAGTGATACTCAGCTGCATGTTGAAACTGATAAGGGTGTCATTCTAGTGGATGATACAATGGATATATATAAAGCATTAACAAATGGCTAGATACGCAAACACAGGGGAGTTCAATGTGCTATATCCTACACGTAGGAGAATGGCTACAATCCTAAAAAGAATAATCAGGAATGATGTTGTGGATGGTGAGGGTACACTCGTAGAAAGTATCCGTATCAATGCCAAGATAACAGGCTTCCAAAAGTTAGAGATACAAATAGTAGCAATGTACTACTTTATATTCCTGAACAATGGTGCGTTTCTTTGGAATGGTGGAGTGATCACCCCTCGTGATTATGTAGCACAATTTACGGATGAGTTAAATGCTGCAGGTATCACAGCAGAAATTTATAGACAGTACACTGAATGGTTAACTAAAAAGTATCCATTGGTAGAGGCTGTTGAGGTGCTTGAGAAACAGCAGAAAATTGTCTACACATTTGAGGCAGTTGACCCGCCTCCAGGCTTTACCCCTGGGTTCCCTCTAGATGTCTAACTCTTTCTTCATTGAAAGGATATTGAAAACATAAACGAGTGGTAGGACACCTATCTTATCACTCTTTGTTATATCCCCATTAGTCAACCCGTAGATGGTTTGTTCCCATGACCACTTAACTTGAGTCTGCTCTTTCTCAATTTCTTTAATCTCTTCAGGGTCCATGTTAGCTTTCTCTTCATCGGTGAGTGGAGTATCTAGATCACCGGTGAATAAGTTTTCATAGGTCTTAAGAAAGTTATCCCTGAACTTTAGGAACTCATTAATAATACCATACACATCTGTGATGGGTAGGTCATGAAATTTCTCAGCTCTAATGTTGCAGTCAAAGTCATAGGGCTCCATGATTTCATCACCCCATTCATTGAGTTTAGTTTGCCGGTACAGGATAGCACATACCTTATCAAGATTTGTGATGTAGTTATTACTAAAGAAATAATCAAGGTCAATGTACTCGTATAGGGTTAGCTTGCTGAATGGCTTGAACTTCATCCCTAACAGCTCATGCTTGTATCTTTTGGATGGCTCAGAGGTACACCATCTTGACTCGTTAACAAGTTCTGCTAACTCATCCACATCTAGGTCCTCAATGACATCAATAGGCTCATCCGATAAAATAGAAAGAGCCTCACTGTTGTAGTGGTAGGCTCCCTGTTCTCTATCTATCTGACTAAACTCAATGAACTGCTCAAGCGTTACTTGGCTCCACTGCTTGGGTAGCTTGATCATTAGCTTGTTGTCCTATTTTTTGTGCAATAAACATCATGTATGGAATGGAGATAGCAGCATTCAATTTACGAATTAGCTTTGCTTTCTGCTTGATATGTGCATCGGTGTAGTGCTCAGTGGGTGTAAGGTCCTCACGTTTGAACATGATAGCCAACATCTCAGAGATATATCCTTTCTCTTTTCTTAGTGCTACTTTCTCAATCATCTTAGTATCACGTACAGTTAACTTCATTTGTGCTTTGTAGATGTAGCCCTCAATCTCTAGCTCTTCTACTACCGGGTACTCTTTGCGTTCTGCTGAGTTAAATTCTTTTACCATCCCTACAAAGTCAGCCACATCATAGTCCCAAAACTCAGACTCAGGGATGCCAAGGTAAGCAAACACCTGGAGGTGCTTATCAATGGGGTCCAGTTCCTGATTGTTATTAATATCAGTAATGACTTCGAACTGCTCAATAGTCAGCTCTTCAAGTTGGTTGGGAATTTCCCTGTTTAAGATAGTTATCATAGTTAATTTTTTGAACAAATATACGTTTTTTTTAATATAGGTAGATGGCTAAAAAAGATATCCCTACTTACAAAATAACTATTGACCCTGAATACGCTGAAAACGGACAGGACTTAGGCATTGAACAGATAGCATTCACATCCAATCCTGCCATTAAGGTCAAAGGGATGGCATTCAATTCTCAAGCTAAGGCTTTATTCTTTACGGATGAGCTCAAATATAGAGTAACTGCACCTGCTTTGATACCTATGGAGATATACCGCTTTGATGAGGATACAGATGAGGAGTACAATGTCAAGTTTACCAAAGAGGAGATTGAGAAAATTCATGGTAAATTCATGCAGCAGATGGTCAACCGAGACCTATTTAACCTGGAGCATGACCAATCTCAGACCGTTCCTGCCTATGTACTTGAGGCATGGATAGTAGACAACCCAAAAGAGGATAAGGCATACTCATCATTCGGCATTGAAGTGCCTGAGGGTACGCTAATGGTGACTGCTCAGGTAACTGATAAGGAATACTATGCTGAGCTTGTAGCACAGGAGCAGATAGGTTTCTCTATTGAGGGATACTTAGGCATGAAATTAAACGAGCAAAAACAATCCCAAAATAAAACAAAAATGAATGAGTTAATGTTGCCAGATGGCGAGCACATCATCAACGAAAAAATCTATATCATCAAAGATGGTAAAGTAGTTGAAGTAAAAGATGTTGAGAAAGTAGAGGCTTCTGAGGAAGTAGCTCTAGAAGACACTGTAGTTGAAGAGGAAGTAACAGCAGAAATTCCTGCAGAGGAAACAACAATGGCAGTAGACCCTGTAGCTGATGCAGAGGCTATCCTTGCTATAGTTAAGCCTGCAATGGATGAGCAAATGAATGCTTTACTTGCTATGATTGCTGACCTTAAAAATCAATTAGAGGAAGTTCTATCTGTAGAGGTAGAGGATGAGGAGATGGCTGAGGCTGTGACTTTAAGTGCACAACAAAAACTAAGTAACTTTGTAAAATTTAATAATAAATAAAATGCGTAAATTAAGATTTGATTTAAACGTTCTGCCAAGTGCAGAATTAACCCCTAACGCTGAGGCATTCTATGCTCAAGCATATTTAGGCAGTACTGAGATTACAGATAACTTCCGTACTCTACCAGGTATCAAGTACAAGACTAAAATTGGTACTGTTACTTTTGGTAATGACTTATTGGCTATATCACCATGTAACTTCCCTAACGTTAACACTGACCAATTAAGCTCACATGAAGTAGACGTATGTGCTCTTTCTGCTATGGCTCAGGTTTGTCAGTTTGACCTTGAGCAATCATTTGTATCTTTACAGATGGCAGCAGGATCTAATGGTGATTTTTCTGTAGCTAACTTCTTTAACTTCTATTGGTCAGAAATGGCAAATGCTGTTAACGGACAAATTGAGCAATTAAGATGGCAAGGTAACACCCTAAGCGGTAACCCACAACTTGCTTTATGTGATGGTTATGAGAAAGGATTTAGTGCAGTTGGTTCAGGTATTATACCTTACACTATGACTGGTGGTGCAACCCCTACATTTGCACAGTTATTAGCTGATATTGAAGGTGCTTTTGCTTTGGTTCCTGCAGCTATCGCTTCCCGAACTGCTGATTTGCGTATCTATTTACCAACACAATTAGTAAATATCTACCGATTAGGAGTGGCTTCAGGTAACACTAACGCATATATCACTCAAGATTTGGCGTTAACTTACTTAGGTATCAAAATTGTTCTTTGCCCAGGAATGAGTAACAACAAAATTGTTATCACTTTGAAAGACAATTTAATCTTTGCCTTTGATGGTGAGGGAGATCCATCTGACTTACGTGCAGTGAACTTAGCTGATACTGTTGCTGAGCCGGTTATCCGTACTCGTGCTAACATGAAAGTTGGTTTTAGCTTTGTTAATCCAGGTGATATCGTTTTTGGATCATAATAATTAACTCATAGAGGGGAGGTAACTCCCCTTTATATAATACTTTTACACAATGGCTACATGTCAATCATTAGAGACTATCGTAAAACCATGCGAGAACAACATTGGTGGTATCTATGGTGTTTGGATTAATACACAGGATGAAATAGATTTTATCACTCCTACTGACCCATCTACAGTAAGTGGTACAGGTGCCTGGCAAATTACAGGTATCACATTAAATTCACCTGGAGATGCATTCCAACCATTTGAGGTACGCCGAAACACATCCAACTACACAGAGGATAGCACTATTGACCTAGTTAATGGTAGCTCTTTTGTAACTCAAACAATCAATTTAGTATTCCACAGAAGAGATGCTGATAAGTCACGTGCTATTAAAATCCTAGGAACAGGACAGCAATTCTTAGTAGCTATCATCTTAGATGCTAATGGCTTATATTGGTACTTCCCATACTTGCAGTTATCTGCTACAGGTGAGGGTTCAGGTACAGCTAGAGCTGATGGTTCAAAATATACAGTAACATTGGTTGCTGAGAACCCTTACTTAGCTTACAACATTGATATGACAGCTGGAGCACTTGCTGCAATCGGAGTACAATAAGCAATTCTACCTCTCTATATTTAAGCCCTGCTGTAATGGTAGGGCTTTTTTTATGAACATTTGACAAAGCTAAATTAATATAGGTGTGATTTACTTAGATCAAGGTGTTATTAATCAGTTTGTATTGACTCTTTCAGAGGTCACTACGGTTACTACACCACACTATTTATTTGTATTCACCAATGAAATGAATACTACTAGCACACCAAAGCTATTCACATCCGCTGATACAAGTGCATGGCCTGAAAGATACAACCTGTTTACTCTAGATGAGCCAACGGATATCATACTAATTAAAGGGCAGTACACTTATCAGGTATATGAAAGCTCAACACCATTCGTTTTGCCTCTTACAATAGCACAGACTACAGGTGTAGTCATTGAAGAGGGGAGAATGGTTGTAAGTGGTCCTGCAGGAACTTCAATATACGATTAACTATGGCTTGGTACGATAGATTTATTAACACAAAACCAAAAGGCCCTGAAATGGTAGAGGGCTATCAATCATTTAGCACCCCATTCCTACCGGTAGGGAGAGGTAACTTGACACTGCCCTATGTAAACGGTAGATATTCTACTAACATGTGGGTGCGTTTTGGAACAGATAACCTGTATCCACAAATGCTCAATCAAATGTACTACAGCTCACCTTTACATGGTGCTATAGTTGACTACAAGACCAACGCTGTTATTGGTGGAGGCTTCAACCTTACCACTGACAAGCTAACACCTCAGGAAAAACTTGAGATGTTTACCTTTGAGAAAAAAGCTAACCTCAAGCACACTGTTAAGGCAGTGACAAAGCAGTTAATTATTCACAATCGTGTGTACTTTAAGCTATATTTTGGTGAAAAAAAGAAACTAATTAGAATTGAGAATGTCTCACCTGACAAAGTAAGGATATCTAGGTTTGGAGATATGTACTATTTATGTGATGATTGGAGTACTAACATAGATGTGCAAGAGATTAAGCCTTATCACATCACTTGTAAAGATGAATGTCAGCTATATTCCTACGAAGTTAAGTCAGTTGGTCAGGACCACTATAGTTTGCCGACATATAGTTCGGCACTTAATTTTGCATTTTTGAGTGGCGAGTTAAGTTACTTCGCAAAAAGTAACATCCAAAATAGTGTGTTCCCTAGCTTTGCTATGATGTTCCCTAAGAGACCACAGTCGGAGGAGGAAAAGCACATGATCAAAGAAACTATTGACCGCCTTAAGGGTGCAGCCAATGCAGGTAAGGCAGTTGCATTCTTTGCTAACTCAGCTGATCAGTTACCTAAGATAGAAAGCCTACCTACTAATGGCAATGATAAGCTATTCCATGAGGCATCTGCATTGAACACTGAGCAGATTTGTTTCTCACACACCATTGACCCTATCCTAATGGGTATCCGTACCACAGGTAGCTTGGGTAATGGAAGTGATATCAAGCAAGCATATGTGATATTTGAGAAAAACGTGGTCATGGAACTACGTCAACAGGTAACTACTATCTTTAATGAGATACTAACCATTGCACGCATCCCTGCTGAGTTTACAATCAATAACTATCAAATCATTGGTGATGCTATTGTTGAGGTAGATGAGGATACAGCAAAAGTTAAGGATGCATTAAACAATTTAAGTGATGCACTACTAAGCAAAGTACTTGAAAAAATGACTACCAATGAGATACGAGCTTTAGCTTCACTACCTCCTATTGATGAACCTACTCAACCTACTGTATAATGCTGTACTTTATCACTGAAACCTACCTTAAGACTAACACACCCATCACAGCCAATGTGGATGTAACGGATGTGACCCCATACATTGCTACACAATCGGCATTAAGAATACAGCCTATCTTAGGCACTACGTTCTACAATCACATGCTAACAGCATACAACAATCAGACACTTACACCTGATGAGATTGACCTAGTTGAGTTCATTCAGCCGGTCATTGCATGGAGGTCAGCTGAGGATGCTGTATTTGGGTTGACGTATCAGCTAAAAAACAAAGGACTTCAGACTCAAAACGGAGATTATTCAGCAAGCGTATCCAGAAGTGAGGTAGCTTTTGGGATGGAACACTATGCACAGAAAGCTAGTTTCTTTGAGCAACGTCTAATCAGATGGCTATTAGCTAACCGTAACCTGTTCCCTATATTCATATCTACAGCTAATCAGGATACTGACCTCAGACCAATGTTCCAAAACTGCTCATGTATTACTCAATGGCAGGATACCTGCACAGGTATGTGTGGTAACTTCCTTGAGAATGGGTACAATAACAGCATCCTAATCTTGTAATGAAGTCACAGCTCACCATACTATTAGCCACAATGAAAGCCAATTGGATAAAACTATTGGCAACTATTAGTGCATTCTTAATGCCTATTTCAGGCTTATTGTTTTTGGTAGGCTTTGTGATTGTACTTGATACTATCACAGGGGTATGGAAGAGCATGAAAAACAAGGTTAAAATCACAAGCAGAGGTTTATCTGCCATCATTAGCAAGATGCTACTCTATGAGGTAACGGTTATCTTGTTTTATATGATTGATAAATTTATATTAAATAATATCATCCTGCAGTTTTTCTCGGTAGAGTTACTGCTCACTAAGGTACTTGCACTCATCCTAGTATCAATCGAGGTCATGAGTATCAATGAAAACTACAAAGCAGTAAAAGGCCTTGACCTATGGCAGGCAATGAAAAACTTATTTTCAAGAGCTAAGGATATTAAAAAGGACCTAGATGAAATTAGACACAACCAAGATATTTCAGGAACGCCTATCTAACAGTCAGTACTTCCACGAAGAGTCTGAGAAAAAACAAATCTATCTACACCACACTGCAGGCAATGGTAATCCTGTAGCTGTATCACGTTGGTGGAATAGCAACGGAGATAGGATAGCTACTGCATTTGTAATAGGTGAAAGAGGTAGCATAGTGCAATGCTTCAGCTCTAAGCATTGGGCTTATCACCTGGGGATAGATAGCCAAGATTTCTCAGCTCATGGACTCAAGTATCAAAACCTTAATAAACTTTCTGTAGGTATAGAGGTGTGTAATTGGGGCCCATTGAAGCTAAAAGATGGTAAGTACTACAACTATGTCAAGGGAGTGGTGGACCCATCAATGGTAACCACATTAGATACACCCTACAAGGGTAATAAGTATTGGTACAAATATACGGATGAACAGATTGAAAGCACTCGGCAGTTGGTGGAGTACCTGTGTGAGACCTATGACATTCCTAAGACTTACCGGTCAGAGATATTTGCCATTGACAAAGAGGCATTCAAAGGAACTGCAGGGATCTACACGCATAACAGTGTGAGAAAAGATAAGGCAGATATTTACCCATGCCCCCGAATGATTAAGATGTTACAAAGCCTATAGCACATGAGACTTTCAATAATTATTTTGTCGCTAGTTTCTACTATATTTGCGACATCCTGCTCAGCTCCTAAGCGTGCTCAATGGCACTATAAGAAAGCATTAAAGAATGGACTTAAGGTAGTCCAGGATAGTGATACCATCCGGATAACTACAGTTGACAGCATCCCTGTTATTCACAATGACACTATTGTGTGGGAGAAATTCTACACCACTAAGGATACGGTGATACAATTCAATAACGTGTACGTACCAAAAACAAGATGGCAAACAAGGATTGAGTATAGATATAAAACAAGGGTTGAAAGGATACGAGGTAAGACTATCTATAAAACTGCTCAAGCTAAAGAGGTAGTAAAGTACAAAATACTATGGTGGCCTGTGATTGTTGCGTTTATTCTAGGGATACTCCTAAGATTTCTAATACAAAAGGGGCTCCTAGATAGGATTGCCCTGCTATTTAAGCTATGAGAAAACGTTTATTTTATGACATTGAGACCTCTTTCAATGTCGGTGTGTTCTGGAGGACAGGATACAATCTAAGTATCCAACCTCAGGATATCATTCATGAACGTGCAATCATATGCATCTGCTATAAATGGGAGGGTGAGGATGAAATTCACAGCCTAACATGGTCCAAAAGTCAGAGTGATAAGCAAATGATTGAGAAGTTTGTCAAGGTCCTAGCCCAAGCGGATGAAATTGTGGCTCACAATGGGGATAGGTTTGACCTCAAATGGATACGCACAAGGGCTTTATTCCATGGTATTCAGTTTATGCCATCACCTAAGACTATAGACACGCTTAAATGGGCTAAAAAGTACTTTAATTTTAATAGCAATAAACTAGATTACATAGCTAAGCTACTTAAGGTAGGTGCTAAGATGGATACAGGAGGGCTTGACCTGTGGAAAGATATAGTATTTCGCAAAGATCAGGAGGCATTAGATAAGATGGTGGCCTATTGTAAGATGGATGTGGAGGTACTTGAGGCAGTATTTGATAAACTCAACAGCTATACCATTGCTAACCATAACTATGCCATCCAATACGGAGGTGAAAAGTATGAGTGTCCTGAATGTGCAGGAATAAATGTCAAATACAATAAGAAAGTAGTCACAGCTGCAGGAACTGTACACCATTGGATACTATGCAAGGACTGCAAAAAGCACTACAAAATTAATCACCTGGTATTCACTAAGTATCAGGAATATCTCTACAAGCGTAAGTCTATAGCCTGATTTTTGCGGAGATTATTTAAGCTTATCAACTGATTTCTTATTTAGACTCATTCTAAATTTGTGGAAAATTATGCAAAATTGTTTGCATATATGAAACTTTATATATCTTTGT